TGATGCCAGCGAGGCTTTGGGAGCCGAGGTCGGTAATGGGCACGGCCTAACCTCCCACCAGGACTTTGGACGAGCCCTTGATGATGGGGTTCGGCCCCATGCCGCCGGCGCACATATCACCTACACGGGCGACCGGCGGGCCGCCCCCGGCGATAGACACCAGCGGAGCATCAATCTTGATCAGGCTGTCCGCCTTGGCCTCGACGGTGGCCGCGTGGACGCTGGCCTTGCCGGTGGCGGTCACGGTGACATCGCCGCCGGCGGTGACCTTCACGTCCTTGGCGGCCTTGACCTCGACCTGGGCGTCCGTGCCCTTCACGTCCACCAGGAGCTTGTGGTGCTCGCGGTCGTAGCTGACCACCGTGCCATCCGGGAACTTCACCATCCGGACGTCGCCCTCCGTCACCGGAGGCGGGTTGTCCTCCGTGAAGCTCGCGCCCAGCACCACGCCGTCCAGGCCTGCGACGATCAGGGCATCAACGACCTCGCCCTCCGCCGGCAGCTCCAGGTCCTGGGTGCCCTTGGCGCGCCGCTGGGGCACGCGCAGCCACGGCGAGAGCATGTTGCCCTGGTCGGCCAGCTCGATCCGCACGCGGCCGAGCTTGAGATCCCGCTGCTTGACGGGGCCGGTCTTAAGCTCCAGGGACACGTGACACCTCGATTTCGACTTCGTATCCCTTCTTGCGGGATGTTGTGTGCTTGGACTGGGACACCTGGTACGTGCCGCTTAAACGCCCCATGTCGAGCAGCTCGATGTTGATGCCGGACACCAGGCGGACCTCGCCGGGCAGCGTGAGCTTGCCCTTGGTGGTCACGGCGTGGGAATCCCGGAGCGCGGCCTTGGCACGGGCTTTCGCCTGCGCGAGGTTCTCGCAGTGCTCCACGAGTTTGAGGATGTCCCCCTTCTTGGCCCCTGGGGCGTGCTCGATGTGGTTCACGAGCTTGTGGGTTTTTGGGCTGAAGTAGGCAACCTCAACGCCACGATACACCCCGGAACTTCGGTCCTTTAATGAATACGCCTTAATGTCGGAGCGATGGATTTGCAGGACCGTCTTGCCGGCGTCGAGCTTGGTGCGGTCGTGGAACACGAGCTGGTTGCCACGGACGGAGAACACGTAGCCGTAGGCGGTGGCGACCCGCTTGAGGAAGGCCAGGTCCGTCTCCTCGTTCTGCGTGATACGCTCGAAGGCCAGGTCCCCGACCGTGCCCACGACCTTCAGGCCGTTCTTGGCGGCGACCTTTGCCGCCAGCTGCTTGAGTGTCTGGTTTTCGTAGGCGGCGGAGCGCTTGGTGCGGGCCTCGTTCGTCACGCTGGTCGCCAGGCCCTTGATGCTGACCGTGTCCGGCGGGCCCGACAGCTCGACCTCGTCCACCGTGAACGTGCCGGAGGACATCAGCGGGCCGGTGTCATACCCCAGCTTGACGCTGACTTCGTCGCCCTTGGTGGGATACCAGTCGGCGCGCCAGCGGCCGTCGCGGTCCTCGACCTGGATCTCCAGCTCGTCGCTCTCGCCCTTCAGCTTGTCGGTGTAGCTGGTGGACAGCACGTAGGGCGAAAGGAACGTGGTGGCGTCCTTGTGGCCGTAGGTGATGAGCGTGACGACCTGGCGGACGGCTACGGTTGTTTCCACGGCGGGAGGTCCTCCGCTGCCACCGTCTCCTCCTCCACGAGGATCGGGATGGCGAGCTGCAGCCCGGCGTCCAGGATGGGGACGATGGGCACGTGGGGGTTGGCGACCACGATGACCTCGAAGCGCAGCGCGTCGCCGTAGTAGTGCCAGGCCAGCAGGTCCCAGCGGTCGCCGTCCTTGGTCTGGTGAACGAGGTAGTCCATCAGGGCTGCCTCACGATCTTCCGCACGCTAAAGCCGTCGGGGTTGGTGGTGGTCTGGGTGGTGAACGACGGCTTGCCGCCGCCCGAGGTCTTGTGGGTCTGCGGCTTCGGCTTGCCGCCGGGCTTCACGCGCGCCGGCGCCTGGGCCTGCTGCTTGGCGCGGGCGGTGGTGAGCGGGGCCTGGTCCACGAACTCCTTGAGGTTGAGCTTGACGTCCAGGCACATCGGCGTGCCATCGGGCCCGTCTTGCAGCCGGGTCGCCACGATGTCCGTGACGACGAACTTCCCGCGGTAGGTGCCGTCCCCGTAGACCAGGGCCTGCGCCTGCTTGCGGGCACAAACCTCGACCAGCTTGGCGAGGACGGCCTTGGGATCGCACCAGCTGACGTGGAACCGCATTTCCATGCTGAACTCGTCCAAGCCGTCGCCAGTGGCCTGCAGGTGAGGCTTGCCGCCAATCACATCGTGCTGGGCGTATTCCCATCGGTGGGTCTCTTCGGTGCCGGTGAAGTAGGAGGTGCGCTCCCACTTGAGATCGCCGAGCTGCGCGTACATCAGTAGGAGCTCCGAGCTCGAGACTCGCGGTGATCATTCACGAGCTCGGCGAGCTCGTCCTTGTGAGCCCGCAACATGCTCGCGAAGTCCTCGCGGTCCTGGGCGCTGCCGCTGCCCACCGTGACGGTGGGGTTGTAGTGCAAGGTCAGCCCGCCACCGCCACCAGCCGCGCCGGCCAGCGCCGGACGGCCCAGGCCGCTCCGCAACGCGGGGGCCACCGCTCCGGCCACGCGGGACATCGCGGTGACCAGCGGCGCGGGCCGCACGCCGGCGGCGATGGTCTCCACGAGCTTCACCCGGTGGAGGTCTCGCAACGGGCCGGCCTTCGCCGGCGAGAACGGCAGCAGGTTCCGCATCTGCTGGGCCACGCTGGTCAGGGCGGCCACGGCCTTGGGCTTCATGCTCTCGATTCCGGCGACCAGCTGGGTGATCATCCCCTGGCCGGCGCTGAAGAGCTTGGCCGGCAGGGCTACCACCGCGGCCAGCATCTGGCCGATCACCCGCCCCCAGGTGACGCCCAGCTTCTCGGCCGCGTGGCCGGTGTCGTTGACGGGGGCCACCAGCGCCTTGAGCCAGCGCCACACGCCGGCCAGGGCCGTCATCACCGGCTGCATGAACGCCGCCAACTGGGCCATCTTGGGGCCAAGCGTCGCGGCCATCGGCGCGAAGCCCTCCTTGATGCCCTGCCAGAGGCCACGGAAGAAGCCGGAGATCGGCGCCCAGTACTTGTAGATGAGGGCGGCGGCCGCCACGATGGCGATCACGATCCAGGTGATGGGGTTGGCAAGCAGCGACGCCACGAAGCCCCACGAGGCCACGGTCGCGACGCGGATCGCGTTGAGGAGGCCGCTGCCGAAGCCAACGGCCAGGCCGCGCAAGCCGGATATGGTCAGGAAGTTCGCCCGGAACGCCACGAGCTGGGCGACGCCCCAGGCACGCAGCGCGGAGACGCCCTCCAGCAGGCGGAACTTCGTCACCATCAGCTGGTACTGCAGCGCGGCCCAGAAGCCGCCCCGGTACTGGACGGCGTCCATCAGGCGCTGCAGCCCGATGAAGCGCACCATGTTCCCGTTCTGGGCGACGATGAAGGCGGACGCCGCACGGACGGCCGTGCCCAGCTTGGCCCAGCCCGTGATCCCGAAGGCCAAGCCGTGGCCGAGCGTGCCGAGGACGATGAGTGCGCCGCCCCCGACGATCAGGAAGGCGGACAGGGCAGCGACGCCGAGGAAGACCTGGCGCGTCAGGGCCGGGTGCAGGTGGATGAAGTCGCCGATCTTGGCGGACACGTCGTTGAACCAGTTGGCGAGGTTCTTGAGGTCCGGGCCCACGGTCTCGCCGATGGCGGCGAACGTGTTCTCCAGCGTGCCCGTCGCCGCCTCCCAGAGGTTGCGGAGCGTGCCCATCACCATTTCGAGGCGCTTCTGGAGGGAGGCCTGGCGCTGCAGCGTGTCCAGCGCCTTGTTGTAGCCGTTCACGCCCTGGCCCACCAGCTCCGCCACGGTGGAGCTGGTCTCCTTGCCGAACATCAACTCGATCGCCGCGAGCCGGTCCTTGGTGTTCATGCGCTGCAGCTTGTCGAGCTGGACGATCAGGTTCTCCATGCCGAGGAACTTGCCGCCCTTGTCGAAGAAGTCCAGGTGCATCTTGTAGCTGCCCAGGATGGCGCGCAGCTCCTTGCTCTTGTGGATGTGGTGGTCCAGGCGCGGCAGGGTCTCCATCACGGAGCGAAGGCTGGTGCCGGCGGTGGAGCCGTCGATGCCGGCCTGGCGCAACATGCCGGTCATGGCAATAAGGGGCTTGGAGGCCTCGAAGCCCTGGACGCCCATCTGCTTGGCGATGGCGCCGAAGTACTTCACGGAGTAGGCGAACTCCTCGGGGTTCACGCCGAAGCCGAACTTGGCGCGCTGCACCAGGTCCACGAACTTCACGAAGTCCTTCTCCGCGATGCCGAGCGACTGCTTGAAGGTCGCCACCAGGTGGGCGGCCTGCTCGGGCGCCAGGTTGCCGACCAGCACGCGCAGGTAGGCGGTGGCTTCGAGGCCGCCCTGGGCGATGGTCTTGGACTGGATGCCCGCTTCCTTCAGCGCGGCCGCCATCTGCATGAAGTCGGCGGTGGTGCCGGGGAGCTTGTTGCCCAGGTCCACGGCCATCTTAGAGATCTTGCCGAAGAACGGATCGTCGCCGGCGACCGTCAGGTAAGCCACCCGGGCGCGCGTCATCGCGTCTTCCAGGCTCATGAAGGCCTGGACCGGCTGGTACAGCGTAGCGCCCAGGCCGGCGCCCATGGCCATGGACTTCACGCCCAGCGCCTGCATCTCGGACGAGACGCTGTGAACGCTTTCGGCCAGCGCCTTGTAGCGGGCGGCGGTGGCGGCCACGGCGGCAGCGCTCGTCGCGGCCAGCTCGTGGGCGTGGGAGTTGCAGTTCTCCAGGGCGGTCGCGACCTGGACGACTGGCGGGACCGAGTTGCCCAGGTCGCCCAGGTTGGTGGAGGCGACCTTCAGACCGCTGCTGAACTGGCCCAGCTGGCGGGTGGCAGGGACCAGGGCCTGCTTGTCCAGGTGGTCCATCGCGGTCGTGGTGACCTTGATGCGGTCGGTGAGCTTCGCGAAGTCCTGGACCGCCGTGTTCGTCGCCGTCTCGACGACCTTGGACATCTCGTCCATGGCCTTCAGCGTGACGGCCACCTGCATCGCTTCGATCACGACTCACCCCCGCTCGCGCGCTTTTCGGCCTCCCGTTGCTTGGAGGCGAAGTTCTCGACCTCCTTCACGAGCCAGCACAGCTCCTCCAGGTCCAGGTCGGCCAGGTCCCGCAGGCCCCAGCCGGACGTGTGACCGACGAAGACTAGGTGTTCGGCCCGGGGGAGGGCGCCTTTCCCGTGACGGCCTCCTGGAGCTTCAGGACGTCGGGAAGGTCCATGTCGAGCACCTGGTCCACGTCCAGCTCTTGGCCGTCCACGGTGGCGAGGATCGACACGAGCGCGTAGGGTATCTCGCTGGGGTCGTTCGCCAGGCGCTGGGCCTTGAGCAGGTCTCGGCCCTTGCCAGGCTTCAGCACGGCCTTCTTGCCGGAGGGGAGGGTGATGGTCTTGTCTTGCACGGGGCGGGCTCCTGGAGGGGGACGCGGTGGGACCGCGGGGCGGGAGGGGGGGGGCGGGGCGGGCGCTAGTTGCCCAGGTTCTTGTTGAAGCTGGCCAGCAGGTCCTCGCCGTCCACCTTCCAGATGTTGTTGAGCACGTCCACTTCGTAGACCGTCTTGCCGTCCACCACCATCTTGGCGGAGGTCACGGCCATCTCGGTCTCGAACTCGGCGGGGTCCAGGTGCTTGAACTGGCCGAACGGGAAGTTCTTGAAGGTGCCGGTCAGGTGGACCACGACGGGCACCTGCTTCTCGCGGCCGCCGGCGCCGTAGGTCTCCAGGTTGGCGCGGACCTGGATCGGCCAGGCCTTGTAGGGGTTGCCGATCTGCTTGCACACGTCCGCGTAGAGGCTCGACCACTTGAACTTGGCGGTCAGCTTCTCCAGGCCGGCCGGCACCTCCAGGGCGCCGATCATGCCGAGGCCCTTGTGCTCCACCATCTTGGCGTTGACGGTCGGCAGCTGGACTTCTTCGGCCTTGCCGGCGTGGCCGACCCCGTTGAAGTGGACGTTGGCGTTGGTGAGCTTGTTGACGGAGATGGACATTAGCTACCTCCCAGCAGCGACTTCAGGTAGTCGGTGTTCACGACGTGCTTGAACGTCAGGCGCTCGGCCGGCACGGGCGGCATCAGGTCGTAGGTCCAGGTCACCTGGCCCTGCTGGAGCAGCGAGACGTCGTTGTCCGCGGGGTCGAACCAGCACGCCCCGTCGATGAGGGCACCGCGCCCCTTGAGCACGCGGAGGAAGCTGTTGACAGCCTCCTGGACGCCGTCGATCAGCGCCTGGTTCACGGGCGCGTCAGCCCACTGCAGCATCGAGTACTCGATCGAGTCCTCGACCACGTCGCGGGTGCGGCGGACGGAGGTGAACGAGCTGACGTCCGCAGCCGTGGGGTAGCTGGAGTTCCGGTTGCCCCAGGTCAGGAAGCCCGTGCCGAAGTCGCTGGCGATCGTCGTGATGCCCACGGCGTTGAGCTGGTTGCACTCGCAGTTGGGGTCGTTGATGGCGAAGGTCAGCGGGATCTCGGTGCCCACGATGCCCTTGATCTGGCTGTTGGAGACGCTCCACCAATAGCCGTTCGTCGTGTCCTTGACGGCGCGGACGCCGGCGAGGAAGGGCGAGTAGGGCACCAGGCCCACGGACCCGTCCGCCAGGGTGCCCTTCACGTAGGGGAACACGGGCTCGATGCGCTGGTCCGCGACCTGGAAGTTGATCGTGCCGGTGATGCCACGTCCCTGGATGGCCGCGGAGTAGGAGGTGCCGGCCGGCGCGTCCACGTAGGCGATGGCGCGCAGCTTGCCCGCCAGGGTCGCGAGGGCCGTGACGACCGTGGCCGCCGTGGAGTAGCCCGGCGCGATCAGGATGCGCGGGCCGTAGCCGAACATCGAGCGGGCGTTCAGGAAGGCCTGCATGCCGGTGCGCTGGCCGCCCACCGTGGTGCCGCCGATGACGTCGGTGCCGGTGACCGCGCCCGGGTTGCCGTAGCTGTAGCTGACGTGGACCGTCGCGTTGTTGGCGATGGTGCCGGTGGTGACGCGGGTGATCTTGCCGGTGAGCTTGTCCACCGTGTAGTCCGTGCCCAGCGTGTAGGTCGTGGCGTCCGTGGTGTCCTTCACGACCGGGTTGGCGATCAGGTCGGCGTGGGCCAGCGTGAGCACGTTGTTGGCGAAGGTCTTCGCCTCCGCGGCGATGTCCAGCTTGTGGGTCGCCGGGTCGAACAGGTTGACCACGATCACGATGGCGCCGGCGCCCTGCTGCTCCTGGGCGCGGATGGCCTTCAGCGCGGACGGGATGCTGTACCCGGCCGTATCGACGCCGCAGTACTTCGCATCGTCGCGGTCGTTCAGCAGCACGATCGGCAGGTTCAGGCCCTGGTTGGCCGCGTCCACCTGGTGGATCGGCGCGGTGCCGACCAGGCCGATCACGGCGCTGCGGACGGCCGTGATGGGCTTCGACTTGCTGGGGATCTCGATGGTTTCAACGCCGTGCAGGAAACTCAAGGCCTAGCCCTCCTTCGCGGTCTTCTTGCCGCCGGCGGCCTTGTCCGCGTTGGCGTTCTGGGTGGAGTCGGTGCCGGTGCCATCCGCTTGGCCCTGGGTCCCGGCGGGCGGCGGAGGCGGGGGCGGAGGGGGCGGCGACGGAGGCGCTGCAGGCGCGGCGGCGTCATCGGCCACCGGCGTCAGGCGGCCCAGCTCGCGGAGAGTCGCCACGTACTCGTGGTCCTCCGGCAGCTCGACCTCGGCGCCATCACGCAGCTGCACCTCGTGCTCCTCCTGGCCGTTCGGCAAGGGCGACTCTTCGGAGCCGCGCAGGGTCACCAGGGTGAAAGGCCCGTGGTACGTGAACTTAGACAATTTGAACCTCCGTGGTCTCGCCGCTGGTGTCGTCCTGGAAGATGCCGTGCTGGAAGGCGGGATCGGTGGAGTCGGACACCACCTGGACCGCGAGCCAGGAGCACGTGAAGGTCTGGGCGTAGGTCCAGACGAAGTCCTCGCTGCCCACGAACTGCTCGTTCGTGGGGAAGATCTGGCCGGCGCCGTTGGGCGCGTAGCCGGTGAGCGCGGCGCGTGCCGCCTCCAGCAGGGCGTAGGCGCCGGCCTGGCCCTTGAGATTGCGGACGGCCACCTGGACCTCGAACTCCGCGGCCTGCTCCTGGACGATCAGGTCCGTGGCCTTGGTCTCGCCGAAGCGGCTGCCCTTGTAGGCCACCAGGCAGACGCCCTTGTTGAACGGCAGGCGGCTGTACTTCTCCTGGGTGTCCGGGAAGCTGTCCACCAAGATGCCGCCCAGGGCGGGCTTCAGCCTGGCAATGATCGCCGCTTCGATCTGCTCGATCATCAGTAGTCGCCCAGGGTCTGCCGCGTGAAGACGCGCGGCGGAGCGGTGAAGGCCGGGCCGCCGGTGGTGGCCGGCGCATCCGTGGGGACCACGACGTCCAGGGCGGCCAGGCCCTTCGCCACGTTCTTGAGGAAGGCGACGGCGTCCTGGTAGCGCTGCGCGACGGCTTCCGACGCGTGCTCGCGCCAGAGGTAGTAACGGGCCATGTCGCAGGCCAGGCGCGTCAGCACCGCCGGCGGACTCGCCAGGGGCAGCGTGTAGCGGGTCGCCAGGTAGGAGTCGATCTCCGACTGGGCGTCGCCCAACGCCGCATCCAGCGTCGCCACGTTGATCGCTCCGGCGGGCGGCTCCGCCAGGTCGGTGGCCTGGATCAGCTCGTCCACGCCGAAGCGCGTGGTCATGTCCGCCTGCGTCGCGTACATGGCCTAGCCCGCCAGCGCTTCCAGGATCTTCGCGGCGGTGGCCGCGCCGATGCCCTTGAGCTGCTGGAGGTCCTCGGCGGTCAGGCCCGCGAGGCTCTCCAGGGTGGCCTTGCCCGCTTCGAGCAGCGCCGGACGGCCGGGGAAGTCCTCCGGCAGCTCGGTGGCGTCGCCGCCCTTGGGATCCGTGGCGACGGTGAGCGCGCCGATGGCGATGAGGGCCAGCGCACCGTCGCGCTCCATCGCGACCCGGTCGCCCGGGACGTAGGTCTTGCCGTCGTAGCGGATGGGGGAGGTGACGAGGTAGGTCTGCATCGGCGGCCCCCTAGTTCGGCGTCTGGATCAGGAAGCCGGACGTGATCGAGGTGAGCAGGGGGGCTCGCTCGTAGGTCACGCCGTAGATCCAGCTCTTGGTGTTGTTGTCCCAGTAGGGCATCTCCACGATGGGATGGCCCTCCATCACGTACGTGTAGCCGTAGGACGGCTCCTCGATCGTGGTGGACGCCTTGGCGACGTAGGCCAGCACCGCGTTGTTGCCCCAGACGTCGGTCATCGTGCCGGCGTCGTCCGACTGCACGGCCTCGCCGATCACGACCTCGTCCAGCTCCCAGAGCGCGGCCAGGATGGCCGGCGTGATGGAGTCCTTGGACGTGTACTTGGTCTTGTCCAGGATGCTGGGGTTCTCCGCCAGGGCGTTGAACGCCTGGGCGCCCAGGATCAGGGTGTTGGGGTAGACGCCCGCGCTGGAGCGGACGGCCTCGCGGTAGGTCCGGATCTGCACGGAGGGCTTGGAGGCGGGGTCGCTCCACTTGTCCGTCCCGGCCAGGGCCACCTTGTGGTTGTTGTCGTAGTTGCCGGCGGTGATGGCGAGCGTGGCTTGCTCCAGCTCGGTGGAGAGCAGCAGCTTGGCCATGACGAGCTTCACCGCGCCGGAGGCGATGTCGATGCCCGGCACCTTGCTCGCGTCGCGCAGGCGCTCGCGGGGCACCTTGGCCTCCAGCGCCTCCTCGGCGAGCGCGTACTTGTCGCCGGCGTAGCCGTAGTCCACGCGCTTGGTGGCCGCGCCCGGCGCACGCTTGTAGTTGCCGGTCTGGAAGGCTTCCTTGCCGAAGCGGATGATGGTGCCGCCGCTCACGCCCACCGGCACGCGGGGGAACAGCTTGTCGCCGATCAGCTGGCCGTTGCGGTAGCCGAGGACGACGTTGGAGAGGATGGGGTCGATGACCCGGGTTTGGGACTGGTTGAGCACGGCGGCCTCCTAGCGCAGCAGGACTTCGATGAACTTGCCGGCGCCACTGGCGGCTTCAAGCGCATCCGCGAACACGAACTCCGGGGCGTCGCCGCCGGACAGGATGGCGGCGCCGTTGGCGGCCGTGCTGGTGACGGCGGTGCCGCCGGCCTTCACGGCCAGGGCGCCCGTCATCGGGATGGCGCGGCCCTGGTTGTCCACGATCAGCGAGTCGCCCTTGGCGATGGCGGCGCCGGCCTCCACGATCGCGGTGCCCTTGACGACGGCCGGGAAGTAGCCCTTGTCAACGGCGTCCGTGACCGCGACGCCCTGGACCTTCTGGGCCTGGGCAGTGGCCTGGGCGCCGTCGTAGCCGACCGCGCGACACGCGGTGACGGCGCCGGAGGCCAGGACGGTGAGTTCGAGCAGGGTGATGGCTTGACGGCTCATCTGGCTAACCTCCCACGGCCTTCACGGCCGCTTCGTACGTGACGCCCTGGTGGGACTCCTGGTAGGCGACCGCCTTCTTGTGGAGCGCCATGCGCTCCTGATCAACCTGCTCGCCCGTGGGCCCGGGGGCGGCAGGGGCCTGGTGGACGGCGTCCTTGCCAGGGGCCGACTCGCCGAACTCCACGGCCTTGGGCAGCTCGCCCAGGAACTTCTTGAAGGCCGCCAGGCTGGTGGTGGACGTCTTGGCGTCGCCCTCGCCGAACTCCAGCGCGGCATCCTCCGGGAGCTGGGCCATGAAGGCCACGAGCATGGACTTGTGCGCGGGCAGCACCCGGCCGTCCGTCACGAGGCCCTCCAGGAACTGGGCGGTCTCCGTGCGGCGCAGGGCCGCGGTCTGGTCCTTGAGCGCCTGCTCGCGGCGGTTCAACTCCGCCTCGCGGGCGGCCAATTGTTCGGGGGTGAGGGTCATGGAGTTCTTGTCCTCTTCGCTGTAGGCGGGGGCGGGCGGGCAGTCTTCGGGCTCGGGCCTCGCGGCC